AAAGCGTATCCGTATTGTGGAGGAATGAGACAATCTTCCCAAGTTACAGAAGTTGGTGAACTATAGTCTGCATAGATATAGTTAATATTACTCGCTACAAGGCTGCCTTGGTTTGCTTGATCTGCAGAAAGAAATGAGAAACTATCTACTTGCCCACCTGCTCCGTAGCCCCCTGCAAAAGTAAGAAGTGCAGGAGTAGGATCTGCCTCAACATTGAAATTAAGCGCAGCACCTGCAGAAAGAATATTACAAAGTCCAGCAGCAGTAAGGGCGGCTGTAAGTACAGTTTGGCGTACAGGAGGACTTGCAATCGCGCCCCAGCGAGTACCATCATTTTGTGCAGAATCTGCAATAAGAACAGTATTATCTGCACCTACTGGTTTTACACTTTGTTGAATTACTGCTCCAACTTGCTTACCTACAAGTAAATTACCTTTTGCAGTAAATGGAGTAGAAGCAAGACCCCGCTGAAAACTAACCATACGCCAATAAGCAGAAGCGTCATTGGTTTTTCTCCAGCGAACAATATCACGATCCACAAGGATAATGTCAGCAGCGCCCAAAAGATCAAGACTGACAACATTGTGGGTAAAAGTTACACTCCCTCCTGTGATATTGAAGATAGTTTCAATTTCTGTGCCAGCAGGAACAGTAGCACCACCAAGACTTGTTATTACTGTAGCACCTTCTGCGTTGTTTACAATTAGAGTATTACCAGTAGCATTACCAAGATCAGTAGTAGCTGCGGCTGTGATATCTACACCAAAATCTTCTTTAATAAGACTGGAGTATATTTGCAAATGTCCTTCAATATTCCAAGAATTTGCATTAATATATCCTAAACGAGTACCCCCAATAGCAACACCAATTGCACCGCCTCCAAAACTATAAAATCCAGAATCAAGAAATCCTGCGAAACTATAACTTGGGGCACCAACCGCGCCAAGTGGTACATAGAATTGGCCTGTAGCGTTATTGAATTTAGCGTCTTTATACTGAAGCTCCGTGGCAGCAGCATTCATGCCAAGAAGTTGGTATGCAGTGCCTACCAGTGTCTCCATTGGCAATGAAAAAGTATTACCTCCAACTACTGCCCAGACATTAGCGCCCATAGTCTTCTATCTCCGACATTTTGAGATTAAGATACTCACCGCCAGTCGGCATTTGTGCAGTTCCTGGCGCAGGCCCATACAAAAGTATACCAAGTTTGTTTGCAGCCTCAAGATATCCAATTGCTTCAAGAACTCTCTTAGAAGCATCAATAACTATAAGGGAAGATTGTTGTCTTGCAATCCAGCTCTCATAAGATGCATCAGGAGTAAGAACAGGATTTGAATAATAACCAACCAGGAAAGAATCGTAATTAGCCCCGAGACGAATATTAAGATTATCCCCCGCAACATAGTATACATTTGTTTTTTCAATTAAATATTCATCTAGGATTGCATCTGGTTTCATTGGCTCAAGAAAGAAACTAGCAGGAGTCGCCCCAATACTATCGTATGGGCGAATATATGCAAAATTTCTCCAATTGGCAAATAAACTTGAAATGCTCAATTGGAAAAGATTCGCAGACCCAGGACTTATAAGAAGTTCTTGGATATCTCGACGAAAGTAATCACAACGATGTGCAGCAAGGGTAGCTTGACGAACTGCTAATGCCGTTTCTGCAACCAAATCTGGCCTATTAGTTAGAGTATAAACTCCATCAGGCCCAGAAATAATATCAGAAAAGAGCGACATTAGCAGTTTTCTTTTAGGTTAAACTAGCGTTAAGTTGGTTTGGCGGCAGATTTACCGCTGGCAGCAATGGCCGCTTGAGCAGCAACTAATTGAGATGGCAATTCTGGGGTAGATTGCTTAGATACTGGAATTGGAATAGTAACTGGATTGCCAGTAATTCCACGATCCGTATCAAATTGGTGCTCTGCTGTTTGTCTAATCTCTGTAGCAGCAGCAACTTCTCCAGGTTCTACAATATCCTGTACAGTATAAATATGAGAAGTTGGAATATTAGCAATCTTATCAAGTTCTTCTCGTACTTTATCTCGATACGCAGCAGGAATAGACGACAATTTTATCATTCCTCCAGCAAATGCCACTTCTTTAGCTTCAGTTCCAATTTGAATATGAAACTTAGCTCCTGGTGTTCTATGATAATACGTTTTGTCTAGTACTTGATTCGGTTCCATTTTGACCTCTAGGTTGACTTACTAGTGTTTGAAATACAAGACAGGGCGGTAGTTACGGCTACCACCCTGCCCCCGCTTTCTTCTCTGCCTCCTTTCCTTAGCCTACCGCACCAGCGGTAAAATTATAAAGAATAACGTTTGCAGCTGGATTTTTGACAAGGCAAGTCAGCTCACTGGTGAGAGTACCACCAACAGCATCAATACCATTGTCAACTTGTTGGCCGCTCATGTTAAATTCAGCGTTGTCGGTCTTTCTTCCTTGTAGATACGCACAGTTGAAGGTAGAAAGATCAACACCAATGCCCATCTTTGCCCAAGTAGAAGTAGCACCAAATGCATTGAACAGAGGATGTTCAATGATGTTGAAGGTGCCGCGCGGAGTCTTAATGGTGTCAAATTGCAGACCCCAAGAAGTTTCGTTGCCTTGGATAAAGTAAGTGCTATTGAGACGACAGATATTGTGAATTACTCGACGCGCTGGGCCACCAACAAAGAACGCACGTGTATTAGGCACTTTAGGATCGGTGATTTGATTAAATGCCGGGTCAAGTGCAGCTTCCAATTGCGTCCAGGTAGTAGTAGCACCAAGAGTAGTGATGTTTCCAGCTGCGTTCTGCGTCACGATGGAAATAAGACCATCCATCGTATGGAACGGTTGTCCATTCCGTGAACCAAGAAACTTCTGGCCGAAGAAGAACGATTTTTCAATATCAGCAGCGTGGAAGGCAGCACAATCTTGCCGCGATTCTGCAATATTGCCAGAACCAGCAATAGTCATCGTAGCACCAGCCGTTTTCGAAAGCGCCCAAGTATTGCGATAGATTTGGGTGTAATTCGTAATACGATTGGGTACAATCACCATGCTTTGCGGGCGGAGGCTGGCTTCTTCAAATGCATTACCAACCATCCACAGATTGACGCTAGCACCAATCGCAACAGCAGCGACAGTACCAACAGCTCTCTGTACGCTCAATTGCGTAGGCGACACAACAGCAAGAACAAGAATGTTCTCATTAGTCGTATCCGCGCGCAGTAGCATACCTGGAAGAATGTTGGTGGTGCTTACTCCGGTAAACAACGTATCTACGTTTGTCTGACCAGCTCCAGATACTTGGTAAGACGGAAAAATCATCGTCTTGCTGAAATATCCATGCTCAAACTGGTATGCCGTTTCTTCTTTCAGCAACGCAGTAAGACCAAACAATGGAGCTGTGCCGTTAGGCATCAACCTAGTAATCATTGCGGCAAATGATTTCTTTGCCAAGTCTTGCGTGATGTTAGAAGTATTCCAAACTCCGGTTACGCCGGGCATTGTAGTTTCCTTTTCTCAGATTAGGATGGAAGTTGTATTTACGAGGTCATTGAACCCGGCGAATCCAACCTAACTCGCGGGAAGAACGTAACGGGGATGTTATCAGCAGTAGCAGTAGACGCCACAGATACAGCAACAGTCTGAGCATCTTCAGACACACCGAGCACAATCGCCGAAGCACCAATACCAATACCAGTAACCCCCATTCCCGGCATGATTTGCTGAATTATAGCTTTGGGAACGTTAGTAAGAACAAGTGTGGTGTTGGTAGTAGTAACTGGGCCGATTACGGTACGCTTAGTGGAGAGAAGCGTCATGGAATAGAGACGAGTCAACGACGCTGCAACACCAAGAGTACCGACGCCAGAAACAATACCAGTACCGGCTGCAAACGTCATTGCAAAAGCTACCCCATTACGGTAAATAAGACTAAATTCGTCTCCAACCTGCGGATTCTCCATTGCCGCAATGATTTGATCCGCAGTAGGCCAAGTATCTGTAAATCCAGCACCAGGACCAGTACGGTTCAAAATTCCTTGCATAATGTCGCTAACCAACAGTGTAGTAGAGGCAGCAACTACGTTGCTAGCAATACCACGTTGACTCAAAACATGCGTATTTACAGGTTGAGTCATTCCTGCAATTTGCCCCATCGGACGCGGAAGCATCTGTTAAGTCCTTTCATAGAAGTTAAGGTTAAACATCTAGGCTAGCAGACTTGGTACAGATGTTTCCGCTGCCCTATTAACAAGACTTTTACTGCTGTTGAAAACTATTTCCTTCAAGGAAACTACCCCAATCAATTTCTTTAGTACCATCTGCATTAGTGCCAGGTTTATCTTTACCCTCATTTTTCAGAGAGCCAAGAGCATCACCCATTGCCAAGAAATATTCCTCGGCTTTCTGATTTACTTCCTGTGGGGAGAGATTCCGCCCCATAGCAGAATTCGCGATTTGCTGTCTAAGCGCAGCAAGAACTGGTTTAGCAGCGGGGTGACCAAGAACTTTATTCGAGGGATTGGCACTATTGATTTGGAAGTTTCTAAACTTGCCATCAAGAGTAGAATTAAAGCGTCCATTGTTCTTGGAGAACGCTTGTTCCATGATGCCTACAATCATTTGCGTAGAAGCTGCAAACGATCCTTGAAATGCAGAGTTTAGAACTGAGTTGAATGCACCTACATCACCTTGTAATGCTTTTTGTACCAGTTCTGGATTCAGATTTCTGGTAAAATCCATTTTGCTCACTGTCTCACCAAATTTCTTAGGATCTAACTCTAAGAGCCTTTGTGAAAGCGGGTCTGTTGGTTGGTTACCCGCATCTTCCATCTTAAAGATATCCTTAAAAGCATCAAGCGGGGAACCTGGGTCGTTAGGATTTACTTTAGTTCCCCCCATATTTGAGCCAGTTACATTATTTGGATCAGCTCCTGGATTTGCCATATCATTCGGCATACCAGTTCCAGGGATATTTTTCGGGCGTGGTTGTCCTGTAGCAGGATCAATATCACCAGCACCTGGCTGTTGTTGTTGATTCTGTAGCTGTTGAGCATCATTAGCTACAGCAGCATTATTAGGGATACCAGTTCCTGGTCTAAACATATTTGCAACACTAAAACCACCACCTTGCGGTCCGGCCATGATTAATTACCTCTTTGAGATTCAGATTTAACTTCTGGAAGGTCTGCTTGTTTTCCACTTTCTTCTGCTGAAGGCATAGTAATATCTGTATAAAGCGAAAGTAGATATTCCATAGCATTAATACTCCCCTTCAGTGCTGCCTCTTCTTGAATAGACGCCAAATCATTAGGACGAATGTTAATTGAAATACGTTGCTTGGCATCTCTAGCAACTAATGTTTGAATCAACATCAATTGTAATTCACTAAAACGAGTAGCTGCGTACATCTCTGCTTGAGTGAACTCAAACTCAGTAAATTGGTTAGATACTTGTTTTGGCATAAAAATAGTCCTTATGCTCCAATTGCGGGGATAGGCGCAGCTGCATTTTGAGGTCTAGCTGCTTCTGGTTTTCCTGCATTTTGCATAGCAGCAAGAGAAGCAAGAATTTTATCTCTCGCAGCAGGATCACGACGAAAATCTTCAAACCATTGAGCACCGTTGATTTTACACCAGTATGCAAATGCGCCAATAATGTCAAACTCAGCTTGCATGAGAGGACTAGTTTGAATCGTCTGCATAAATACTTGAAGAAGTTCTGAACTCATAAGTTTATCAGTAGGAAGCAGACCATCAGATACCTTAAATACCATCGCCATCTCACGAAGAGTTTCTGGTTTAATTTCTACTTTCTTCTTAGCACTAGTATTGTAGATACCAGTTGTACTTTGATATTGAAGAATATTAAGTTTCAAAATCTCTTTCAAGGGAGTAAATACTTGATATTCAAGACCAAGAGCTTGAAGTTGTTGACGAGAATTAGCACCACCCATAGTCTCTACAAATTCAGTTCTAGTTTTGTTTCCTTTCTGGAATTGTCCACGTTGTACTTTGTTTTGACCATTAGCAATATCAGCCATATCGTTGATACTCTGTGCCATCTGTAAATCACCAGCAGACCCATCCTCTCTGAAAGGAAATGCGTATACTGCGTCAGACACAGGTTTACCATACGCATTTTGCTTTACAGGAATACGAGCAACTGCTGAAACCTTGTCAATATCTTCTTTACGAACACGCATTGGATCGTAAAGAAGGCGATCATAAACACTACGACGTTTACCTTCCATTACTGCATTCCAAAGTGAAGTACTCATACTTTGGAAAGGGATTGCGTTATCTAGGAAAGATTTGCTCTGGTATCCAAGGCCATCTTCATTAGGTTGACAAACAAGTACCGGCAAATAATTATGTGCATTTGTTTGTCGTTCAACGTAGATAAGAACGCGGCGATTAACAAGAATAAACTTCCAAATCTGTGGTTGATTACGCCGAGGAACTGTAAGATTGAAATCTTGGGGGATAATCTTACCATACAGAGTAGTAACTTCGTACATATTATTATATGCAATACTATCTCTCGCAGAATTACCTGTACGGCCATCCAACATTGCCCAAGATAGCCAATTAGTAGTTGCATAGTTCTGCCCTGACCCCATAAAGGAGAATGGGTTCACCTGGGGAATGTAGTACCAAGAGTCAGAACCATTAAGAGTAATAGTAGGCGTGCCAGATTCAAATGCTTGGCGCGCATTCATAGTAAGTAGGGGATTAAGATCAAGGATAAGTTGCTTAAGCTGAACTCTACTCATTACTCGTGTGTCTCCTACAAATTCACCATCACAGTGAACATTTGCAGGATCTACTCTCTTATCCCAAATAGTATTGTATGGATCTAGGCGTCTAAGCTTGTTTCCTTCGTAAAAAAGTTCATCTTTGGAACCTTGACGAAGATTAGCCGCCGGGTCATTTATAAGACTATAAATTCGTTTTCTATCCCAAGTAATTTCTACCGCACCGAAGTTATACTTGAGTCCATCGCGCAAATACAGGATGAGTTGGCGCAACCATCCGTATTGCATTGAATTGTCAGCAATTACAGATTCCATCTGAAGTGCAGCATCTGAGTTGGAAGGATCAGAAACAATACCAAATATTGGATAGCCAGTAAAGAATACACTCGCGAGATATGCAAGCGCAGACTCTACTTGAGGCATAACAATTGGAACTTGCATATTTTGAAACTTATATGGATCTCCTGCGCGGTTAGCTGCAATAGCACGAGATTGTTCTACTGATCTATCCATTTCACGATAGTAAAATAGGTCACGGAGAAGAAATTGCTCTCGTAAGTTCCAAACTGTAGAAAGACTTTCTACACAGTTTGTCATATACTTAACAATTGCTTCTTGTTGTTTTGTATTTACTTGAAATGGAAGAGAAGGGGAAGACATAGTAGGAAATGCTCCTTAGATTGGAAGTCGGTTTGCTACTTCAGAAGTATCGTCGAGTGCTTCTCCCCCGTAGTACTGTAGTGCCGGCGGAGAGTCGTCGCGGTGCAATGGTACAGAACCAACAATATCCATACTATGCCCATAAAGCTCCATAGCACGAAAAATCCAAGCAAGTAAGTCAAGAATGTCATCTGTATTATGCGTCTTTAGTGGATTCCAATGAACTATCTGGTAAACTACCGCTGCACGAACAGAAGGGTGAAGAAGAATAAGACCTTTGAGTAAATTCGCCAGCATATCTTTAATTTTGGCATTCTTGCTCAAAGCTCCTGCGTAAAGTTCGCAAAGTTCTATACCGCTACCTTGAATCTGAAGTTGTTCTAATACAAAGTTGAACCAAAATAGAAAAGTATACTGATATGCATTAGATTCAATGGCAATAACTTTAACATGAGACTCTAATGCCATCTTTAGAGAGATGTGTATGGCCTCCAGAGGACTAAACTTTCCTACACGCAACTCCTTCAATACTGGTTTGCCATCATAGATGTAAAACTTACCTATTGAGACATCGTTTCCTTGTTTTTTACCTGTCGCCGGGTCAATAATAATACAACCCCCTTGAGGTTCAATAGTATCGAGGGTTTGGGGGTATGCAGGAATCTTTGAAATGTCAATACCAGAGACTGTACCAGCTTCTTCATCATTGAGAACCTCGCTGTAGAAGATTTCTGGATGTCCTAAAGCTATATCATTCTCAAGTTCTGCGAGAAGGTCGTTAATTGGCCTAAGTTGCTCCCAAAGGCTCTTTCCGTCTGCAAGAATAGCACCACAAATAAAGCTAATCCACTTGGAGTTGTACTTCAACTTCCTGAGAATACAATCTTCATAGGGATACATATTTCCTACGAATACAAATAGGCATCTTTCGTAACTCCGCGCCTTCATCAGAGTACCCATCATCCATGTAAGTTGCTTCATGGCAACGAGTTTCTG